TTTTTTTTAAAAATAAATTGATTGATGTGCTATAGTAGTATAACTATACTTTTCCCTATTTCCTCTAAAAAAATGTGGTAATTGATCTTCAGGAACTTGCTTATGATCATAAAGAAGCATGATTTTTGATAGTGAGGGGAATGATGCAAACTCATCATACTCAAGTACAAAGCCCCACCTGTATTTGAAAGATCTTTCTAAATCACTCTTGTAGAGATTAAAATCTTCCTGAGAAACATGATTAACATTCCATTTCCAGCAACAATGATCATATAATTTTTCTAAATTTTTATATGCTTTCAAATTTTTTCCTCCAGTATCATAAGCAAGTCCTATAATTTTCATTAAATACCTGCCGTGTGACATAGGTTTGACACTGAGAAGGCACTTCCTGAGGTAAACTTCCCAGGGCCTAGTGGGTCCTTCAACAAGAAAATATCTTTGAAGAAAATTTGGTCTATTGGTATCTTTAATGTTACCATTATCATCAAGTTCAGAATAAAAAAAAGATGATTCTCCAAAATCTTTCATATCATGATGTTGTTCTTTCAAGAAAGCCTTGAAACCATGAATAGAGACTTTAGAGTCTTCAGGATAGCAACCAATTCCATTATCTCCTTGAACACCATGACGAACATTAACATTTACAAGTAACTGAGGGTCAACAGACATTAAATACATATACCAAAATAATATCATGCTCTTAGTGTTAAAATCACTAGTGTTAAAATTGCCAGAAAAAAAAGTTCCTATAATAATTCGATATTCATTATCAGTCCACTGGGTAATGTGATAAGTCATACACTTAATCAACCAGGCTATAACATGAACAACGATGAATTCCTGCTCTCTTGAAATATTCAGATAAGGAAGAACCATAGTCCCATATAAAAGAAGCAATGAAAGTTGTGCACAATTGTCTTTTTTTGATATATCATACCAGAACCATTTTAAATTTTTTTTATCAGAGTGCAAATATTTGTAAATTTGATTCCAACCTCCATATGCAAAATTATAAGACAGAAAATTCTCATGCATATTGGAAGTATGATTGTGAAACTCTGAATAACAAACAACAGATAAAAGATAATTGAACGTGCTACCAGTATAGAACAAACGAACTTTTTCAGTGTTACCATCTGTTCTGACATCCATTTTTTTGTTTATTCTTTCTATGGACAGTGGCATATTCTCTACCACAGAACGTATAACCTTCCCATTCCATGTTTCGCTATAATTGCTATATTCCATTTTGAGATTTTCAAGCATTTCATGAAGCACTTTATTAGCAGCAAACTGATTGAATGCTTTAGTGCCAGCTTTTACTGTTCCTATTTTTACTGTAATACCAGGATACTTGATCTGCTGTTCTATATGAGGATAAGTGTTATTATAGCCTCCTGACTTATCCTTTGCAAAATTTACGCTCTGAATAGAATGCATGTCAATTACGGTTGGTTTATTAACCCCATTATAGCATTGATATTTCTTAAAAAACCATAGAATAGCTCTGGTAGCCAAATGTTTATTAACATGCAAAAAACGTTCTTCATTTGTTCTGACTATTTTTAATAAAGCTTGA